ATCAGAACCATCGCCATTGAAAATTACTTTGGCATCACTATGCTCTGAAATATATTTGCCAAGTAAATAGTTACCAATACTTGCCCGTACAGACGTTGTGTCATAAGTTTCGGTCGCACGAACCACCTCTGGAATAGCGTCGAGGAATTCTTTCTCCGTAAGAACAATCTCTGTATGATTTGTTCCTAAATAATCCGCAACTATTTTAGCATACTTCAAGTCCTCGGAACCAGCTAAGCCGATGCTGTAAGTTTCAAGTGGTTCTAAGCCAGGAAACTTGCGCTTTCTAAAATTACTTACTAATGCGGTTACCAAGCTACTATCTAAGCCTCCAGATAACAAACATGCAATGGGGCGCTCTGTTGTAGAGCAGCGCTTTTCTACGGCCTCCATAAAATAATTTCGGATTCCTTCTGAAATAGTATCATGTGTTTGACAATACGAACTAGTGTTGAATCCAGTTGAATGGTATCGAACATTTTCTTTTGCCAAAGTCCAATTCGCTGAAACAAAGTGAGATAGTTCATAAACGGAATATGTTCCGGGTTCAAAATGACTTACAGAAAATTCTGTATCAATGCGTTGAAACTCCGCCAAGCACTTTAGTTCTGATGCAAAGGCGAGATACTTGTTTTGCGGGTTCGAATGCTTTAATAAGTATAGAGGGCGCACGCCATACGGGTCCCTTGCAACGTATACCTCATTGGACTTTAACGCATTACCAGACTCTAAATCAACATTGGTATTATCGCAAAGAATAAATGAAAATACGCCATCTAGCATTTGCAGCGTATGTTCAATGCCGTAACGTTTATACAAATGAATAATTACCTCGCAATCAGAGTCAGTTTCAGGAATAATTTTCATGGAAGCATATAGCTCTTTATAGTTATATATTTCTCCATTGCATATCAATGTAATGTAGCCAATAGTAATAGGTTGATTCGACTTATCATTTAGCCCATTTATAGCCAATCTATGAAATCCAAGTTGTAACTTGATTCCTGCCTTTATTAATTTAGAAGATTCAGGTCCTCGGCTTTTTCCCTTATTAAACTGCTCTTGAATAAAAGCACTTGAGTATTGATTGCTTTCATTTAAAATTGCGAAAATGCCACACATGTCTCATTTATTATTTGCTAATTCTTTATATCAATTTTACAAATTAAGCACCAAGAAATACTAAGAAAAATACTAAGAAAAATACTAAGAAAAATACTAAGAAAACTACTAAGAAAAATAAAAATAAAATAAAATAAAATATTTTATTTTATTGTTGTTCTATATTAATTAACCACAAATATGAATAATAACCTAAATTGTGATAACTATCGTTCTGCAATAATCAATAGCGAAACAAATTCAAGAATTTATGATAGAAATATTCCTTCGCAAGTTCTTCAACCTTACTTTACCCCAAGGTCAGTTTCAACAAAGTATTCGATATTACCAATTGTTGACCCTAGGAGAGAAAATTCAGTTCAAGTCATGAGCTATCCTACGTATAACACACACGCAATTTTCAATCCTGGAAACTCACAATCTCCGTGGTCTGGTTACTCATCTAATATCAATAAGGAATCTGAATTGAGAAACCAAATATTTGCTTTACAAAGATGTAGTCAGTCAGTTTATGTTCCTGATAGCGCAAGTGACCTTTATCAATATGATTTTCAAGCTACAAAAACATGTAACCAACCCTTTAATGAATTATTCAGAGAAGAGAAATTTGATGCATTCAACCCTAATCCGGAAAATTTGGCGCCGGGAATATTTTTGAATTCTACTCGAGCAAATGTTAAAGATATTCAAACCAATGGCTGTAATTGAAAGTAGCGCCCTCCCCCACCCCTCCCCCCGCTAAAAAAACGAAATAATTATCACACATATAAGTAAATGTGTGATAATTTTATAAACCAGGTAACATTAGATTGTTTAATGAATAAAGAACATTACACTCGCGTTATGCAGAACAAAGTATCAAATAGTATAAATAGGCAGGATAGAAGATTTTATAAGAAACGAATTGTAGATTTGACTCGCGATCTATTGTCAAAACCAAGCGAACATGAAAAAAACGTATTTATTGACGTTAAATATGCTTTTGATAATTATGTTAAAACATGTGTAAGTTACTTCAAATCTATAGACAACAATGATATTTTACAAGAAGAATACAAAAACTTTGATCCTGAAGAATGCAATCAAAATGCTAACTACGATGAAAATGAAAAGCACGAGGCAGATAAATTACTGATGCGTTCTATTAGTGTGGGAAACCCGTTAGATAAATTTGTCAAAAGAAAAATGTTAAAAGTTCCGGACCCCCCTGTTATACCAAAACAAAAAGAGATTGATTTAGCGGGCCCCGAGTTAAAAAATAAAGGCATAATTAAGCGGAAAAAAAAAGAAAATATAACGTAATATTAGGATGAAAAATACTAGAAAAAAATCAAGGGGAACAAATTTAACCAAGAAATATCGTGGTGGTGGAAAAAATAAAAAAACAGAAATGAAACATCTTCGTTGCAGTCCTTCGCAAAAAAAAAATAAAAATGATTTTAGTTGTTTTTCTAGCGAAGATTTATATAAATTGAGAGACTTGTGGAATTTGAGACATCCTGACGCCGTAGTTAATACAAATGAACCAAAAGAAATCTGGGATGTTCTTAAAAAAAACATGAGTAGTGTTTGCAATAAAGAATCATGTTGGTTAAAACAGAGTTTTATTGATAATAAAAAAGTAAAAAAAGAGCTTGAAGATGCATTTGCTCCCAAGTCTCCCAGTGAATGGAAAAAAAATCCAAATGAATGGCTATCAAGTGTTGATATATTGGATGTTATGAAACAATATGAGAAAGCATATAAATGCTTTGAATTCATCGGTCCATCGCCGATTGATTATGATGTAAAGAAACAATATGGCGAATGCGTTTGGAATGAATTATGCAACTTTAGTTTGAAAGATCAAATAAAAAATGGCAAAACTAAAGTAGGTGTAATATTTAATACAGACCCACATTACTTAGGCGGAAGTCATTGGGTGAGTTTGTTTATTAATATAAAACGCAAGAAAATATTTTATTTTGATAGTGCCGGAGATAAAATACCCAAAAGAATAAAAAAATTTGTTGATAATGTCATTGAACAAGGCAAGACGCTTAAAGATCGCATTGATTTTGAATTTGATCAAAACTATCCTGTAGAACACCAATATGGTAATACGGAATGTGGAATTTACGGCCTTTACTTTATTGTGCATATGTTGGAAGATAAGATAAATGAACACTATTTGAAAACCCATATTTTGAAAGACGAATATATGTCAAAGTTCCGAAAGGTATACTTTAATGATGACCTATAACTTGGGGAACCTTAACCCCTCCTCTAGAAAGAATTTAAATTTAATTTTTCATTTCTACAAAACCATTTTTTTTGCATTTCACATCTTATTAAGTTGTTTTTGGTTTTTAATGTATAAACAAACTTGCGTTTCATAATAATAGTAATCATTATGAAGATATAGAACCCAACCTAATATAGGTCTAATAATATTTGAAGTTTTTAGGAAAAATTCAAATACATTTGAATATTTAACTTTGTCTAGTTTATTGATTACGATTATTTGCCCTTTGCGAAGAATAAATCTCTTATCGAAAAGAAGAATGTGTTTGACAATATCCATTGGAAGATTTTGAAAGAGTGACATTTGTGGTTTTGTTTGATTTATTTATTTACAAAGAAATCAATTTTAGGCTTTTATTTCGTTAAACTTTTCTAAAGTTAGTTTTTGCTCCACCTTTGAAAAGATGGAAAAAAGTATATAAATAAATAACGAATTATTTATATATAGCAATGTCATATGAAAATCCTAGTTATTTTTTAAGCGATCAAAATATTCAAATGCTCTGGGAAGTTATACTTGATGATGATATAGTTGTAAACAAAAATAGAGAAGAAGTTACGCTAATAAATAATTTATTCTTGCGAGTTGCACAACAATTCAATGATAGAGAAAAAACATTGCATAAAAGTTTGATCAGTATGAATAAAAATTTCATTTCAGTAATTGTAAGCATTTTGAATGAAAGGTTTCCTAAACCTAAACCATTAGTAATACATGAGGCTGGTGTATTAATTACTGCTCAAGATATACAGGCAAATAAGTTAAATGAGTTTGAACAAGAGTTTACAAGAAAACAAGAAGAATTTACTCGCGCCATGACTCTTCCAGTCCCAGAAAAACCAAATTTTACGGATAATGCAAAAGATGAGCCGTTATCAGAATTAGACGCTATCATAAAAAGGACAATTGCCGAAAGAAATTTAGAAATGCAACAAATAACAAACACATATAACAAACAAGATGTAGAAAGTTGGATAAAAAGTTCAGAGACTTCTGTTCGATCGGAAAAAACGAGAGAAAATCAAAATGCGATGGAAACTATAAAAATAGAAAAAAATATAAACAACTATGATAGTCTTGAAAAGAAGCTAACATGGGCAAAAGATTTGACAGAAGATATTACAAGTCAGCCCAGAGGCTTAAAACTAAAAATTACTGAGCTAGATCTTGATAAAAATACGGATTTAAGTGCCAGCAAAAATTCTGCAATTTTAATAGAAAAAAGATTAGAAAAACTAGAAAGTAAAATGGATTTAATTTATTCTCTTTTTCAAAATTTATTGGAAGAAAAAATTAAAATTGATTTTGAAAACTAGAGATATAATAATAATAGCAAAATATAGAACCATGAATCCAATCAAAATTGCGTTTATCCTACTAAGTGCATTCGGTCTTTCGCATTCAAGAACGAGCAAAAATCCAAATATAAACCTGACTAGAAGTATTAAACAAAAACAAGTACCAAAAGTAAAATTGCTAGAAAAAAAATACACGCCTAAAGAGTATATTTTAGAGTCATGGGACGACGGAGAAGTCTCTTGGGAACTAGAACCTTACAACTATATTAAAAATGAAAATCCAGTCGTTCTAGCAAACAAAAATGAAGAAATTGTCTTGTCGAATCGTGAAAAGATTTGGGGTTTGCTAGAAGAGTTACGCATCCAAGGTGTTATTTCTGGGTTTTTAAACATCGCTTACTACAATACAGCAGTAAGCGATAACATCATCAACGATTTTCAAAATATAGATCTTAAACAAAACGATAATTTATCTAGCGCCCTATCAAAAAACTTTAATAGTGAATTAGACGTTCTCTTTACTATATTAACAATTATTTCCTATAAAAAATACCAAGAAACAAGAATCACCGAATTTATTAAAGAGTGGGGGTCAAAGAATAAAAATAATTATTATGTTAACGAATATAGACGAACAAAAAAACTTACAACAATATTTACTCTGTGTTTTATTGTTATATTTTGTAAAAGTGTAAAGTCTGCGTCTTAAAATCAAGCTAAACCACAATAGTATTAAATATTTTTTCTCCGTTTGGTTTTAATTCCAATGTGCCCACAAGCACCGGGTTATCCCCGGTTTTTTGCGCATTTTCATAACTGACAAAGTCATAAATATTATATAATTTATTAGCGCTTTTATCATTTTCCATTTTCCTAGCCGCATATTTAGTTCCATAAATGGTGACTGGTTGTGCTTTCCATTCTATTTTCTTTTTATTTAATTTAGCAACAACATCGGTTTGATCGGATGAAATAGATGGATTATATGCAAATTTATCATTTGCCGGATCACCAAAGTTCAGACAATGCAAATTTTCTTTAGAATTATAAGAATAAATAGCGCAGTCAATGGATGTCTCTTTTATCGCTGTTATTAACTGCGTATTGACTTCTTCTTTAATGGAAGATATCTCATAAAGAGCTTCGTCGCTAGTTAGCGGAATTTTGGGTTCTCTCTTACTAAGGTCTTTCAATTTGAGCTCGATCGAGTCCCCACTTTTTATTTGCTCGGGTGTAAATGTCATTAAATATATAAATACTTCAACCGATTGTAATTCAGGTTCCAGGTCTTTATGACTACAAATACGTCTTGCGCGTCCAATAACTTGTTCAACACGAACGGGATGCCAATAAGGTTCCATAACATGAACATATCTAGTATTACGCAAGTTGATACCCTCAGATCCAGATGACGTAATCATAAATACTTTTATAATTTCGCCCATATTGTTATTGTTTGCAATAGAGCGAAGTTGGGCAGCAATGTTAGTAGGAACCGAATCCCAGTCGCCGTTATAAATATTTCGCACAATTTCTTTTTCTTCGGCGCTTTCAGTTCCAGTATATAAAGCAAATGTAGGTTTACCTGCATCAGATTCACTCATTTTTATTTCCCATAC